ATACGAGATCCAACTGCGGTATCTGCCGGACCTGGTAAAGCTTGTATAAACTCAGCACCTGATCGCTCATATCTATATCTAGCTTGCATAGGATCTTTGTAATTAGGTACATATAATATCCCTGCTAATCTATTTGTTTCATATAAATATATCTCACTCCATATCTTCAAAGCATCTTTGGCATTACTAGAACGAATAGTTCTATCAACGTCACCAGCAATTGTTTCTAATCTTGTAGAAGGTGTTGATGCTACTTCTGTTTTCTTCTCAGCAGTATCACATCTTCCAATCTGAATAATGATTCTGTCGTTAAAGAATGAATCTGGAATAGTATTCATAGCTTCTTCCAAACGGGCATAATCACCTGCTGGTACAGAAACTGTAAAGTATCCTAAATGATACCTAACTCTACTTTTATCGAAGTCAGATAGTTCCACACTTTATTTACGTTATTCAATAATTATACTCGGATTAAATTAGCAGCAAAGAGAGAATCCCAATCTACCCTCTTTATTTGTCTGAGCTGTTCAAGATTCGCAAACTTCTCACCCGATAAAGACATTTG